ATGACCCGTCGGGCGCGCCGTGAGCGCGAGACGATGGAATATCTCGGGTTCGCCTCACGAGCTATCGCCGCCGCTGGCAGGCGCGTCGGTGACGCCGACGAGTTCGAGCTGGCAGAGCTGGTGGCCCTTCGTGCCGTGCTCGAAGAGGCGATCCTGACCGGCATCCAGGGCCAGCGCGCGCGAGGCCGCTCATGGGCACACATCGGTGACGCCCTCGGCATCACCCGCCAGGCCGCGCAAGAGCGCTACACGCCGAAGCGACCCGCCGCGCCTAAGCCGTTCGTGTGTGCCTGCAAGGGTGACGGGTGTGAGTGGTGCCAGACGTTGGCGGTGGCCTCGTGAACATCTCTAGGCCGCTGGTGATCGATGGCAACTTCATCACAGTGCCTCTCGACGATGCAGTACAGGACGCGCTGACGGCGTGGGTGGCGAGCCACCTGCCGAGCCTGGAGGAAGCACTCGCTCCGTTCGAGCTGGTGCCGGCCGACATCACAATGCCGCGCTTCGAGCGCTTGGTCTACGACCACGAGGCGCGCTCGTAACGATCTGATATTCACGGCCCGCGCGGGTGGCTGGGGACCGCCCGCGTGTGCATACGTTCGATCGGTAAGCGTTTTACCGGTCATGAAGTGGGAGAAGAGTCATTGTCAGAATCCGATACGCGCCGCGACGTCTGGGGCGCCGCGATTGAGGATTTCATTACTGCACAGGTAGCCAGCGGCATCCGCGTGACGTCGACGTACACGCGCCGCCAGCACCTACAGCACTTTGCCGCCAGGATCGAGCGAGGACCGTGGGAGGTAACCTCGGACGATCTGGCGGTTTTCCTGGCCCGACAGAACTGGGCACAGGAGACGCGGCGAAGTCGCCGCACGACGTTCGCGGCGTTCTATGGGTGGGCCGTCGCGACCCGTCGCATCGTCGACGATCCGGTAGCCGGCCTCGCGAAGCTGCGGCCGAGCGAGCCGACGCCGCGACCCGTACCTGACCGGGTGTACCTCGAAGCTCTCCTACGCGCGTCGCCCGTCGAGGCGCTGTGGATCGACCTCGCAGCCGAGCACGGCCTACGTCGCGCCGAGATAGCGTGCATCGCCTCGTGGGACATCGTGGAGACGCTGGTGGGCCACGACCTCGTGGTGCACGGGAAAGGCGGCAAGACGCGCGACGTGCCGCTGACGCGCGCGATGACGGCCGCGCTGCTGTCCATCGTCGACGAGCTGCCGCGCGGACGCGGCTACCTCTTCCCGGGCGACGAGGGCGGGCACGTGTCGGCGCGCTGGCTCGGGTTCCGCGTGAATCGCCTACTCGATGGGCACTGGACCATCCACAAGCTGCGGCATCGCGCCGCCACTCGGTTCTGGGTGTCGGCCGACGGTGACCCGTACGTCGTCGCCGACCTGATGGGGTGGGCGAACCTGTCGATGGTCAAGACGTACGTGAAGCTGCCCGATGACCGCAAGCGGGCCGTGCTGGAAGGTGCGAGTCGAGGCGGTCGCTCGCTCGTCGCCGCCAACGGATAAGGTCAGGTCTCATGAACGCACGTAGCGACCGTCGGAACCCTTACGCGATCGCGCTCGTCGTCGTTGGCGGCGTGGCGCTCGTGGTGGCGCTGTCACTCGGGCTCGCCGGCGCGGGGGAGGCGAGCCCCTATACCGGGGACCCCATCGCGGCCGCCGCGCTCGACGCGTGGAGCAACTTCCTGCTGCTCGTCGGGGCAGTAGCGCTCATCGGCGCGCTCGTGCTCGCCGGCGCTCGCTGGTTGCTCCGCTCGACGACGATGAAGGTCGACGCCTCGTCCTAGTTCTGGACATACGTTCGAGCGGGGTCAGCTGAGCTCAGCTGACCCCGCTCGAACGTTGTGCCTAGTTGATGCCCGACGGCCGCTTGACGTAGCCGGCGGCGAACGCGACGCCGGCCGACACGAGCACGAGGATCGCGCCCTCGACGGTATCGGGCAGGTTGACGTGCGTGAGCGTCTCGATGAGGTAGTTGACGACGGTTCCGGCGGCGGCGCCGACGCCGGCGCCGGCCGTAGCGGCGAGCACCTTGGGCTGCGGCTTGCCGGTCGCGGTGCCGGCCTCGTCTGTCGTGACGTTCTTGGTCATGATGTGGGGTCTCCGTTCAGTCGAACAGTTCGGCGGGTGGGGGTGGTGGGGGCGGCGGGAGGCCGCGGTAGATGTGGTCGACGAGCTGCCGGTTCCACAGCCATAGCCGGCGGTTGTCGGCGTGCCAGCGGACGAGGGCGATTGCGAGCGTCACCATTCCCGCGACAATCGCCGCGAGGACGACTGCGAGGGCGGTGACGATCGCGATCAAGATGGGGTCGCTCACTCGTTCTGGAGGAGGTTCTGCACCTCGACGTGCGAGAGCGTGATGGTCGGCCCGTCCTTGGCGTCCAGCTCGGTGAGCGTGGTCGGGTCGACGAGCGGGCGCAGCTTGCCGTCCTGGAGGATGTAGACGGTGCCGTTGCCGCCCTTGTCGAACACGCGCAGCGGGATCGCCGCCGACGTCGACCGGTTCGCGCCCACGATCGCCTGGATGCGCTCGTGCACGGATCGCGAGCATTCGAGCACGCCCGGCGTGATCTTGATCGACTGCACCTCGGCGGGCGAGGTGAGCGGCACGATGACGCCCTCGATCGCGAGCGACTGACCGCCCGCGGAAGTGATGAGAGTTGGCATGTCGTCCTCCAGGGTTGGGGTTGGGGTTGGGGTGTCGGGGATCGGGCGGGCATTGCCGCCGGCGGTGGACGGGATGTCGCGGACGATCGCGTAGGAGCGCACGTTGGGCAGTTCGGCGTGCCACGGCTCGTAGGAGTAAGGGAACGTGAACCCGGCGCGCTGCATCGCGGCTCGATCGTGGTTGGGGTTCGCGAGGTCGAACGCGACGAACCGGACGTGCGCGAGGCGCTGCGTCTCGTCGTCGGGGTTGTCGGCCGGGTTGAAGCCCGGGAGCCGCGCGGCCCACCCGTCCCAGAGGTACTTCTGCGAGGCGTACAGGCGCCCGGCCGACGTAAGCCGAGGCGAGCCGGCACGTTGCCACGCCTCGACAGCGACACGACGCGCGAACCATCCGGGGTAGCCGGGAATCTCGATGACGTCGAGCGGGCTCATGCGCGCGCCTCCAGAGCCTCGATGCGGGCGGCGAGCTGCTCCAGCTCCATCTCGCGCTGCTCGTCGCGTGCGTGGAGCTGCGCGACCTCGGCGAGTAGCAGAGCGATGAAGTCGATCGAGTCGGGGATCGGGTCGCCGTTCTCGTCGCGCGAGCGCGTGGAACCGACCACGCGCCGGTCGACGACGCGCTGACCGACGACCGCGCCGGCCTCGTCGAAGATGTCCGTCAGCACGTCCTCGTATACGGGCTCGCGCTGGTAGATCACGAACCGGCGCAGATCGTCGGACTCGTCGAGGCGCTCCGCGATGTAGCCGACGCGCTCCATCCGCCCGGGGTCGTCGTTCATCACGAACGTGTGGAGCTGCGGGAAGATGTCGCCGAGGTCGATGGGATCGATCGGGGTGATGTCGTCCTTGTATCGCTCCGAAGAGGCGCCGCGCGACAGGCGCCCGTCGCCGTTGATGTACGCGATCGTGTAGCCGGTCGATGCGGCCACGCTGTTGGGCAGGTAGAGGTGCCCGGTCATCGTGTCGCCGCTCTTGGCGACGTAGCCGGCCATCGCTGCGGCGACGGCGCTGCCGATGTCGGTGGAGTACGGGATGGTGCCCACCTCGAACCCGTCGACGTTGACATTCACCCGCACGCCGTTCCAGTACAGCGTGATGTCGTTGAAACCCGACCGCTTGGTCACCTTGTCCGAAGGCGCGGCGCCGAGCGCTGCGCGTGCGTCGGCGGGCGTGGCCGCGCCGGTGCCGCCCTTCGCGATGGGCACGACGACGCCGGGCTTCCAGAACGCGGGACCGCCCGCGATGTAGTCGTGGCTGCGGTTGTCTTCGGTGTCGAGGTCCTTTGCGGGCAGCGATCCCGGCACGAGAGGCATCCCGCCGAGCACTCCGTCATCACCAATAGCCATGTGGTGTCTTCCTTCCTAGAGCGAGTCAACGGTGCCGACGAGACTGTCGACGGTGCCGACGAGCGCGTCGACAGAGCCGGGGATGATGTCGACGAGGCCGGCCGCGTCGAGGTCCATGAAGCCGGTGTCGTGGTCGAACTCGACGGACTGGATGCGGCCGATCGTGTCGGGCGCGCCGGGGAGACTGATCTGCGCCGTCATGCCCGGTGTTGCGGCCTGCTGTGTGATCGTCTTGACCGTCTGCCGGCGCCCCGAACCCTGGCGGCGGGCGAGGACCGCGGATGCCGCGCCGGGGCCGGGGTAGGGCTTTGGAATGTCGATCGTGATTGCGTTGTCGGGGTCGCCGGCCGTGTCGTACGCCTCTTGCTGTGCGCCGTTCTCCGTCCAGCGGTATCGAAGGATGACGCCGGAGACTACGGCGCCCTCGTCGTCGAGACTGAGCGAGTCCACGCCGAGTGACGTGTTGGACTCCGACACGCTCACGAGCGTGGGGATGGTGCGGCTCTCGGGGAACGCGAGGTGCCAGTGCCGCAGCTCGTCGCACCACAGCACCATCCCGGCCTGCGACGTGATCGGCAGCAGGAAGTCCCAGAGCGATGTACCGGGCTTGATGGTGAACAGCTCGGGGCGGCGCTCGACGACTGGCGTGCGTGTCGAGGGCGAGGCGTGCGCGGTGCCGCTCCAGGCGACTGTGTACCCGGCGGGGGCGGTGGCGCCGTCGTGGTACGGGATCACTTCGTCGCCCTCGTAGAGCATCGCGCAGTCGGCGATGAAGGCTTCGCCGTTCGCGGTGGCATGGATGTACAGGATCGGTTGCATCGTCGTCGCGCCGGCGGGCGCGACGCCTGTCACGGTGAACCGCTTGAACACGCCGGTCACGTCGAGCACCTGCGCGGCGCCGGCTACCTCGCCGATCAGGACCGTGCCGTCCGAAGCGAACCACTGCAGTCGCGCCGAGGCCGTACGCGCGGCGCCGCCGTACGCGTAGATCGAGAACACGTATGAGCGCCCGGGCGTCACTGGAAACGAGGATGGGCCGGGCGCCGCCACGATCGCGCTCGTCGATGCGTTCGCCACCCATCGAAGCACCGATCCGGCGCCGGCCGGAGTGGCGCCGTGCGCGGGCCGCGTGAACGAGGTGGCGCCGAACCCAGTCGACCATCCGGTCAGATTCGTCTCAAACGACGGGTTGGGGAGCATGTTGGTGACCGCCCAATAGGCCGTCACGTCCGCGTCGTCGGCGCCGGCCTCCAGCGAGGCGCCGATCTTCGCGAGGACGTAGTTGCAGACCGCGCGCAGCGACGTCTCGTGCGCGCGGGCGCCGCTATCGAGCGTGAGCTGCTGGTACTTGATCAGCAGCGCCTCGTCCGACGCGAGCGTGAGCGTCACCCGCTTCTCTGTGTGATCCACCTCGCGGCCGCGCAGCGACAGGTCGAACAGTCGCGGCGTGTCGCCCTCGTCGCCGGCCTCGTAGGGGATGCGCACGCCGTCTCGGAGGCCGTCGAGCCAGTCCAGCAGCGTGTCGTCGAGCAGAGGGAACTCCAGCGTCGCGGACGCGTACGGAACCGTCGACGAGTCGAGCCGGGTCTTCCCGCCCGCAACCTTGACGTCGGTCGTGTCGATCGTGGCGACCGCGACGGGTTCGAGAAGGCGCGTCGTCACAGCTCGACCTCTCGGAACGAGACCGTCAGCACCCACGCGTCCTGCGTCGCCTCGTCGAGCGCCAGGCGGACGCCTCCACGACCGATCGCGTACGTCATCCCGGCGGCGGGGTTCTCGGTGTCGTCGAGGGTGAACGCGGACCGCGCACGGTGCAGTTGGCGCGCCGCGCGAGCGTCCGTCTCCGTCGCGTAGATCAGTGTCAGCTCGCCGGCGGCGGGCCGCGGGGGAACGAGCGTGATCGCCATGCCGCCGCCGATGAGGTCGGTTTCGACGTTGCGCGACTCGTCGACAATCTCGTAGGGCAGAGCGAACATGTCGGGCGTCGTGGTGGCGCCGTCGCTGAGGCGAGTGATGGTGGCGGTCATTGGAGGAGCTGCCTCGTGGTTCCGGTGCGGCCGACGGCGCCGCCCTGCGTGAGTACTTGGACCGTCTTGGGATTGAGCTTGAGGTTGTCCCACTCGGACTTGTCGACGCGGAGCTTGACGGTCGACGTCACGGCCTCCGGGATGCCGTCGAGGTCGCCCTTGAACGTGGTGACGTTCTGCGTCGCCTGACCCGTCTTGGCGTCGATCATGATCTGCGTGTTGTCGGGCAGCGTGTACAGCTCGTTGCCGAGTTCGTCGACTTCCTTGGTCGCGCCCTTCGTGTCGTTGATGAGGCCGACGAGGCTCTCAGTCACGAGGTCGGCGCGATCCTTGCCGGCGCTCATTTCGCCTGTGAGCTCGCGGAACGCATCGGCGCCGGCGAAGAGCTGGTCGCGCAGCTTCACTTGCTCGCTGGTCAGGTTCAGGTTCTTCGCCGCGTAGCCGTCGGAGGCGTTGCCGGCCTCGTCGACGATGGAGGACCACTCCCGTTGCATGTCGTTCACGGACCCCTGAACGACGTTGAGCGCGGTCGCGTCGCCCGACATGGCGCGCATGGCGGTCGACACGTCGACGCCCCAGTTCTTCGCGTTCTCGGCGGCTGTCTTGAACTGCTCGGGATCGGTGGCGATCGCGATCACGCCGCCGACAACCTCGGATGCCGAGATGATCCGCCCGCCCGACTCGACGTACTTCTGCGCCCAGCTCGCGATGTTCTCTTCGGAGAGCTTCGTGCGCTCGTTCATGTCGTCGATCGCGGCGATGCCGAGACCGATGCCGGCGGCGACGGCGAGGCCGGCGACGGCGCCGGCCGGGCCGAAGCCGGCGAACGCGTTGGCCGCGACTTCCTGGAATGCGTCGGCGATCGACTCCGCCGAACCGTCGAAGGATGCGGCGGCTTCCCGGGCGGTCGAGTTCGATTCGTCCTTGAGGTCCTTGACTCCGGCCTCGGCCTTCCGCATGCCGTCGTCGATGTCATCGCCGGCGCTCTTGCCTGCGCGGCCTGCCTTGTTCAGCTCGTCGCGGAGGTCGCGAATCTCGCTCTTGGCGTCCTCGGTGCGTCGCTGCGCGTCGCGCATTCCGCGCTCGAGCTTGTCGGTGTCGCGCTGGTCGCCGATCTGCTCCAGGAGGTCTGACACGTCCTCGAGCGGGTCGATGACGCCCCGCGTGATAGCCGACATCGCGGAGCGCGTGTCGGCCGCGATCGCGAGGTCGATGCCCTTGGTCACGAGGCTTTCCCTTCCAGTGCTTCATGGATCGCTCGGACGAACGTCTGGACGTACATCGCGAGGACGCGTGGGATGACGGATGCCGCGGCCGGATAGACGACCTTGCCGCTGCGGTTTGGCGGTCCGAACGCCTTGGCGTTGCGGGTGGAGCGACCGGCGCCGAACTCGACGGGCTGCCAGTCCTGGGAGGGCTTCAGTCCGCCTGATCGGGCACGGCCGATCTGCGCTGACGTGAGGCGTACGTTCTGGTCGGAGACCTTGGCGCGGGCGGTGTCGGCGAGGACGACGCGCTGGAGCTTCGTCGACGCCCGTTCGGCGACGGCTTGCTGCCAGACCTGTAGCACCATCGGCCGGAGGTGGCCGCGGAGTTGCTTCTTGGTCTCCCGGTCGAGGTTCCGGAGTCCGCGCAGCACGGCGAGCAGCTCACGGCTGCTGTAGGCGCTGACGCGGATCATCCGGAACCTCGTGCGGTCAGGCCGCGGGCGTGCGGGTCGGCTTGCCGTTGACGGGCAGGTTGACCGTCGCGTTGCCGAACTGGTCGACCTCGCCGCCGATCGGGCCGGCCTGCGCGATGAGGGTGCCGCTGAACGCGGTGCCGCCGTCGATCGGCTCGACGTCGTACGGCATCGTCTCGCCCTCGTGCTCGAACAGGAACGTCGACAGGCTCGTTGCGGCCTCGTGGTCCTGGCCGAAGTTGATCGTGAGGACCCACGTCGCCTTGCCGGACTTGGTGTAGACGGAACCGGGCTTGAGTCCCTTCCACGTCGCGGTCTGATAGGTCGGCACGAGCTGGAAGCCGGAGACCTCGGCGCCGTAGTCGAGGCCGGCGCCCTCGCCGAGTGTGACCTTGGATTCGGTCATGTAGGTCGGATCGAACATGGGCTTATGCCCCTCTCTTGATCGCGGTCAAGGCCTCCAGTTGGAGGTCGTAGGCCATGTACTTGGTTTGGAACGACACCTTTTCGGCGCCGCGGAACGCGACCCAGCGAAGGGACTGGATCGGGGCGAGCAGGTCGTCGAGCAGCTCGTCGAGCGCGACGTCGGCCTGCGACGGGTCGAGGTGCTCAGAGACGACAGTGAGCACGAACGTCGGAACGAGAACGCCCTGCGCGACGGTCGAGCGGGTGACGCCGCCGAGTTTGAGCATGAGCGTCGGTTTCGCCGGGCGGTCGATCTTCGTCTGCGTCGGCACCCATCGGAACCTGTCGGGGTCGACGAGCGCGAGCAGGTTGTTCTCCAGGCGGGCGCGGAGGTCGGCGTACCCGGTCATAGCGGCGTCGGCTCCGGCTCGGGGTCGTGGCCGGTCGGCGGCGTGCCGCCGCGCGGCGGTCGCATCATGCGGCGCGCCTCGCGGGCGAGCCAGGGCGGGTTGTAGTCGAACCCGTCGGCGCCGATCGAGCCGCCCTCGTCCGCGATCGCGTCGTTCCACAGGCCGCGGACGAGCGTGAGCTGCGCGAGGCGAATGGTCGTGTCGCGCGGCCGCTCGGGGTCGCCTTCCTCCGGGACCCACGCCTCGCAAGCGTCCTGTGCGGCGTCAAGGAGAGCCTGACGCATCTCGTCGTCGATGCCGTCGGCGTCGTCCCACAGGTCGTCCAGCTCGTCGGGGGTGATCCAGTCCACGGCCACGTTGTGCGCTCCTGTGCTTGGTCGGATGGGGAGTGGTGCCGCGACCCGCGCCGCTGAGGTCAGCGCGGGCCGCGGCGGTCGGTCACGCGTCGGCGACGCCGATGTGGACGAACGCCTCGGCGCGGCGCACGAACTTCTGGAGGTAGCCGTGCACGGCCTCGTCGACGCCGCCCTTCACGATGTCGAGCGCGTTGACGTGGAGCGGTCCGCCGGGCAGCTCGTCGAACTCGATGCCGTAGCCGGCGCCGACGATGACGCTCGACGTGTCCTCCACGCCGGTGTCGCCCTGGACGACGTGCACCTTGCCGTCGGCGGTGCCGGTGCCGTCGGTGTTGACGTCGATCGACACGAACTCCGGGAGCAGGTCCTTGGGCGTGTAGATCAGCTCGTTGTATGCCAGCTCGTTCGCGATCGCGAAGGACGGCGTGTCGCGGCGTCCGTCGGCCTTGCGCTTCTTGACGGCCAGGATGCCCTGGATGAGCTGCCCGACGGCGCCGGCGTAGTCGTGGCCGTCGACGCCGGGGTAGACGGCGGGCGCGACCGGGGCGCCGGCCGTCTCGACGATGAGCGCCAGGGCCTTCTCGTCGGACCACTGGAGGTAGTCGGCCTCCAGTTCGGCGAGGAAGGCGGCGATGACGTCTTCGCCGCCGGGGAGGTCGAAGAACTCGCGGCCGATGTCGGCGCCGCGGGCGTAGCGCTCGAAGCTCGACGTGCGCTTGCTGGTGTCGCCGGCGCCCGAGTTGATCTCGGTCTTGTTGCCGGTCCACGTGCCGTCGGACCACGTGCCGCGGCGAGTGAACTTGAAGTCAGCTTTGCCGGCGGCGGTGATGTCGGTGCCGAGCTTGCACAGCCCGATGTACTCCCGCACGTAGGCGTCGCCGAGATTGACGGCGCCGAGCCAGTTGGGGCGCAGCACGTCGGCGCCGGGCAGTGCGCCCGACCCTGTGAGCTTGATGTCGGAGAGCGCAGCGAGCACGCCCTTGGCGCCCTCGTCGAACGGGTTCGACCACTTGAGCGTGGCGATCGCGGCGAGGATGTCGCGCCGCTCGGGCGTGCGCGCCTTGGTCTGTCCCGGCTTGTTCGGGAGGTCCACGGTTGCCTGCACTTCGGTGTTGGTGTCAGCCACGTCGGTGGCCTCCTTGTCTTCCTCGGGGGTTTCGCCGTCAACCTTCGTGACGGTGGTCGTGCGAACGTTCTCTTCGACGCGGCGCCAGCGGGTGCCCTTCTCGTCGGTGAACTCGTTCACGTACGTGCTGGAGCTGGTCGACTCGGGCGCGTCGTACTCGGCGCCGGGCTCGGGGGTGTCGGCGGCGAGCACCATCGCCGACGGGAACGCGCCCATCTCGACGAGGCCAGCCGCGGCGAGGTTGCCGCCGGTCGCCTTGCCGGCCTTGATGCCGGTGCGGAACTCGCCCGACAGTCGGCGACGCTTGCCCTTCGGGTCGCGGGCATCGGCGAGGGCTGCGTCACCCTCCGGGGTCTCGGCGAGCTTGAAGGTCGCCATGATGCCGGCCGACTCTTCCCACACCTTCGTGGCGCGGCCGACCGGCGAGTAGCGGTCGTGGTCGACGTTCAGCGACACCACGGACGGATCGGTGGGAATCGTGATGACGCCGGCCTCCACCTCGAACTGGCCCACGTTCGTACGGCCGACCTCGCCGTACGGGATGAGCAGTCCGGTGATGGTGCGCTCGTCGACGTTGGCGAGGACTTCGCCGCCCTCGATTTCGATCAGCTCGTTCATGGGGTCAGTCCTCCGTCGGTGTTCCGGTCTGGGGTGTGGACGTGTTGGAGAAGTCGAAGCGCACGCGAGTCCCGCGCGGCACGACGGAATCGACCGACAGGGCGTGCTCCAGGGGCGCCGTCCAGAAAGCCATGCGGTCGTTCAGCTCGGTCGCCTCGGTCTCCTGCGTCTCGTATGTGAGCGTCGACTGCGGCTTCGCGCCGTCGAGCGCGGACGCGTTCAGGTTGAGGAAGTTCGCGATGTCGATGCGCACGGCGTTGCGCGCCTCGGTCAGAACGTTGATGCCGGACTCGGCGTGATCGAGGTTGATCTTCGCCTTGGCGGGGACGAACAGGACCGCGCCGTCTGGGTTGCGCAGCGCGGTCGCGACGTTCGTCACGTAGGTCTTGGCTTCCTTCTTGGTGAAGTCGCCGTCGTTCTGTTCCTCGATCAGCACGGTCGGCGTCGGGTTCCGCACCCGCGCGGCCCACGCCCGCTCCAGCGACTTCGCCGCGCGGATCGTCTCGGGCGCCGCCGACAGCAGACCGTCGAACGGACCTTCCAGCAGCAGGTACTCGGCGGGGCCCTTGACCTCATCGTCGACGGTGACCTGCCCGTCGTCGTTCACGCCCCATCGCTCGTACGGCACGTGGCGGGCGTCGCCGATCGCGCCCAGCCCGCCGTCGGCCGCTGCGCCTCGGGCGACGAGCCAGAGCGACCACGGGTAGAAGATCCAGTCGTCGAGGGTGTGCGCCATGCGCTCCCACGGCGTCTGCGGGGTGTCAGTGCGGAACAGCCACTTGTGCTTGGCCGTGACGTCGCTGTCGTCGCTGTCGAGCGCGCGCAGGGGACGGTCGGCGAGCTGGATGATGCGGTGGCGAGCAGCGGCGACGGCCGGCACGCTCATCGCCTCCTTGCGGGTGACCGGGGCGACGTCGAGTCCAAGGATGTCGGACCAGACGAACTTCTCCAGCTCGCCGTCGCTCCACGGGCTCACGATCCCGCTCACGTGGGACTTCGCCGACGTCCGCTGGATGCGGCGGATCAGGTCGAGGCGCTGTGCGAACTTCACGCCTAAAACGATCCGGAGAAGGTGTTACATGCTCCGGATCGTCGGCGTGTCGACGTTCACCAATCGTCGCCGAGTAGCACGAGCAGATCGCCGGATGCCTCGCGAGCTGCGCGCGCCGCCGCAGCGGCCTCGGAGTCTTTGAGGCCGACGCCGGCCGCGATGATCGGACCCCACGAGTAGACGCAGTGGATCGCGGACTCGCTGGCACACTCGTCGAACCATCGCCCGACCCATCGCCCGTCCGCGAGCTGCACATCGAGCCATGCACGGTTTCCCGAGCGCAGCGCGCCGATGATGCCGCAGTAGTCCTTCACCATCGCGTTGTGTGTCTTGATCCAGGCGTCGCATTCGGCGCGCGGAAGGTCCGCGAGGTAGCCGGTTGGCGGGAGTGGGTGCCGCTCGCGGATGCGTTCGCCGGCCCAGTTGACCTGCTCGATGTTCACTCGGTCCAGGTCGATCATGCGTGCGCTTCCCGGCTCTCGGCGACGCGGCGTGCGGTCGACGCGGTGCGAGGGTCGACGTCGTGCACGGCGATCAGGTGGCGCTCGCCTTGCAGGTAGGCGTCGGCCATCGTCCAGGCGAATCCGTGCCAGTACGAGCACGAGCTGCAGAACGAGTAGACGTACTGCACGACGACGCCGTTGCGGGTGACTTCGCGCGTGATCTTGGGTGCGGTGGTGGTGCTCATGCGGCGACGATCCCTGTTTCGGTCTGAGTCTTGGCGTGGTGCTGGTCCCAGTTGCGCAGCGCCCGCACTGCGGCATCCAGGCAGGTGATGTCTTCGCCCTTCTCCATCGGCGTGAACAGCCACACCTTCTCGTCGTTTCGCATGTACCGCTTCGCGGCCTGCTCCACGGCGACGTCAAGGCCGGGCTGTCCGAACTGGATGAGGGTCCCGCGCTCCAGCTCGCGGAGGAACTGCACGCAGCCGGCGGCGGTCTCGGTGTAGGTCTGCACGCGCAGTCGCGGCTTGGGGCGGAGACGAGCGGCCTCGGCGGCGGTCGCCTTGCCTTCTCCGATGTCGTCGTAGGCGATCGACGATCCGCGGTAGCGCAGCGACAGCTCTTGCATGCGCTTCGGAAGCCATGCGGTGCCGGGGCGGTGGTCGACGACCTCGACGACGGCGCGGCCCTTCGAGTCGCGCCACGCAGCGACGATCGCGGCGACGGAGCCGTTGGGCTTGATCGCGACGCCGAACGCGACGCGAGCGGGGCGATTCGGGCGCTTCGTCTTGGCGGCTCGTGTCCACCAGTCGCCGGGGATCGCACGCTCGCCGAACGTCTCGGGCCAGAGCGATCCGTACTCGCGTGCCCACTTGGGCTTGTCCATCTTGCGCCAGTTGGTGCGCATCTTCGCGAGGGTGGTGAGGGTGCCGACGCCGGGGTGGTGCCGCTCGATCAGCTCGACGGCCGTGTCTTCGTTCTCGATCGACTCCCACAGCGTGTCGGGTGGGAAGCAGTAGTCAGCGCCCGCGATCGGCGCGCCGCTGCGCAGCTTGTCGATGCGCTCCCAGAGCGGGCCGATGCGAACCTCGCCGGCTGTGCCGGACACGACGAGCGCCGAGTTCGGTCGGGTGTCTTGCAGGGGGATGATGCCGGCGAGCAGGTCGGCGCCGGTCTCGGGGTCCAGCTCTTGCGCCTCGTCCACCCACGAGACGTCGCCGGCTTCGCCTCGGTAGGCGTCGGCGTCGGGCTTGAGCACGAGGAACTGGGAATCGTTGGTGTAGTAGATGCCCTTGCCGACCTCGCCCATGAGGATGCGGAACCGGCGCCCGTCGGGCTCGGTCGGCGCTGCGGGCTCGGGCAGGAAGTCGTCGCCGAAGAGCGCGAGCTGCTGCGCGAGTCCCTTGGGCTGTGTGCGGATGCCTCGCTTCCACGGCGGGATGCCGGCGAGGGCGTCGGGGTCGGGGTCGGTGCGGTCGAGGCGAGACTTCCACTCGCGGAGGCGGGCGGACGACTTGACTCCGGACTGTGCGGAGAAGGTGACCTGATAGCCGGGCCGCGATAGGCAGCGCCCGTGGCACCACATGAAGATGGTTGTCGTCTTCGAGCTGCGGCGCATCGCCTCGATGACAGCCTCGTCGATGTCGTCGACGTTGCCGGCGGCGTTCAGCGCGTCGACCATCCAGAGCTGCTGAGGCTGGAGCGGATAGCGCTTCGGTGACATCGCGCCGAGCGCCTCGATCGCGTCGAGGTCGTCGAGGTCGACCAGCTCGTAGCCCATCGATCGGGCGCCGGCGAGGAACTCGCGGCGCAGCTCGTCGTCCTCCAGGAGCGGCCCGTAGAATTCCGGCTTGATCCCGCGGTTTCTGACCGAATCCCACAAGTAGAGAGAGAATTCGGTGCTGCCCACAGGCGGAGGTTCAAACGCAACCTCAAAAGAACGGGTCAACGGTCGCCTCCGAACACAGCGATGACGATCACGACGACGGCGAGGATCGCCGCGCCGATGATGTCGAGGACATGGATCACCACGGGCGGATTCCTTCGCGGTTGTCGTGCGACGTGCGACGTCGCTGGTTGGTCTTGGCTGCGCCGAGCTTGCCGCCGGCTCGGAGGTTGCATCCGGCGTGGGCGGCTCCCGTGTTGGCGCGCGTCGTGCGGCCACCCTTCGACGCCGGGGTCAGGTGGGCCACGTGCCAGCGCATGCCCTTCTCGACAGGCCGGCCGCACTCGACGCACGGGAGCGGCAGGCGTGCCTCGATCTCGGGGCGGAGCTTGTGCGTCGCGCTCGTGTGCTTGCTCGCTCGGTGGTGCTGGCTCATCGGCCGAGGTCCGCCCGTCGCTTGTGGGTCAGGTGGTACGCGCCGCACGCGCAGAGGTAGATGCGGAGGTATCCGCCACGTCGACGGATCGACGTCGCCGCCGCGCTCGTCGCCGACGCGTTCGACTCGTGCGGGTGCTTGCCCGGGGTCGGGCAGGTCACGCCGACCACCCGCGCAGCTCTGACGCGTCGTGGGCCTGGATGTGCTCGCTCGACGCCTGCTCGGGCGTCTGGCCCGCTGGCACGTGGACGATGGAGCCGCATGCGCCGCACTGGAGGTACATCATGCGAACACCTCCATCGCGTCCTGATAGTCGATCGCATCGACGTCGGCGTGGTCAGCCATTCGCATCGCCTCAGCCACGCGCGACAGCGCGTAGCGCAGCGCGCCTCGCTGAGTGCGGAACGTCTGCGCGTACTCCAGGTCGCTCGTCCGATAGGCGAGCCACACAGGCCGGCCGTAGTCGACACGCGCTCGCTCGACGGTGAACTTCAACGGGGCGAGCTGGACCTCACGCCACGTCGGACGCCGCGTCGTCGAGTACTCGACTGTGTGGCTCCCGTCGGAGTGGTGGAGTAGACGCGCGTTGCCGTAGACGCCGAGGGACGAGTCACACGATCGGCAGGTGATGATGCGGCTACCGGGGAAGGTGAGGTGCGGTCGAAGGGTGATCATCGGTTCTCCTTGCGGCGGTTGTGGTGGCGTACGAGGGCGTCGAGGGCGAGGTAGCCCCAGAGCGCGATGGCGAGTGGAATCCAGAGCCAGGGCGGGAGCGTGTCGATCACGCGCGGGCCTCCTCGGAGACATCGACGCGAGCGCCGCAGTCGAGGCAGTAGCCGGTCGACGTCGGGCGGTGCGGCTTGCCGCGTCGCTTGCCGACCGTGCACGCGTTCGCGCGCTCGCGATCACGTGAGTTGGTCTCAGGAAGATGAGTAGTTAGTTCTAGGTCTGGTTCGGGTGACACTGATGTCACCCGCCCCGGTGACATCCGCGTCACCCCAGGGGCGACGCCCGCGTCAGGGGGTGACACTGACGTCACCCGTACGCCGTAGTCCGCCAAGGACGCGATCGGGGCCGGCGATCGGTCGACCGCTCCGACGCGATGCTGCGCCGTACGGTCGCAATCGCTCGGGCATCGCAGCGTCACCCGGTACAGGTTCGGGCGGTGCGCGTCGGACGTCAGGTGAGTGCCACCGCCCTGGATGATCCGTCGGACCTCGCCGAGCTTCTCCAGCGAGTCGATCGCGCGCTGAACCGTGCGGGCGTCGACGTTCGCGTAGCGGGCGAGCGTGCCGATCGACGGCCATGCGCCGCCGTCTCCGTCGTGGTTCGCGATGCCGAGAAGCACGACCTTGGCCGTGCCCTTCGCTCGCGAGTGGTTGAGCGCGATCGCGAGCGCCTCGGCGCTCACTGTCGCGTCGCAATCTTGTGCATGACGCCCACATTGATGGGGCTGTGCACAAGTCTCGATATCTTGTGCGGCGTGTCGCGAAATTGTGCGTGAGGTCGCTACTCTTGGTGCATGACGATGATGCTCGACAATCCGGCCTGGACGCTCGTCGACAGGCTGAAGAAGTCACGCCTCTTGGCTGGCTTGGAACAGTCCGACCTGGCTGACGCGTGCGGTGTATCGCGCAACACGATCAGCAACTGGGAGACGGGGCGCAGCGAGCCGAGCGCCAGTGCGTTCGTCCGCTGGGCACGAACGACCGGTGTCACGCTCGAATGGCTCGCCGAGGGGATCGACTACGGATCAGAAGGTTAG